TGACCTGGGTTTGTATTAATATATTTACTAAAATGACCATTTATTCTGTGTCTAGGTTGCTTAGATTGACCTATGTAAATAATTTCATCCTTATTATAAATGCAGTATACACCAGCGGGTTCTGAATTCTGATATACTTCTAGATATGCATTCTTTCTTGCTCTATAAGAGGGTAATGCCCAACCTTTAATGTGTTCTTTTTCTGATTGTTTCTTTTTACAAGTTTTACATTTGTAAGATTTTCTACTATACATGCTGTAATAGCAGTTAACTCCCGGGTTTAAAGTTGTTTCACAGTCTACACATCGCTTTGGATAAACGTCCCTTTCGTTTATAGCCGGTCTTTTAATTTGTTTCATATTATATTGTTTTATTATACGTATGTAATATACAAACAGAGACAACAGAATCCAAATAATCTTCAAATAAACATGATATAATATATATTTATGGGCTGACACGATTATCGTGTTATAATAAATTCAACAAAATTTTTTACTATGACTAAAAATGAATTAAAAGAGTTAGTGAAAACTCACTTTAATTTAGTCGAAGCAAACGTTGATAAATTCGATAAAGCGGAGCTAGAAGACGGAAGTGAAGTATCTAACCAGAAAGCTGGCAAATTTGAACTTGGACAAGTACTTTTTATTAAGGACGACAAGGGCAATTTTGTAGAAGCACCTGAAGGAGAACACATTTCTAAATCTGGAATCCAATTTATATTAGATAGAGATTCTAAAATTACCGGAATTAAATATCCAGACGCAAAGGGTGAAGGTTCAGCTGATTTAGCTGAAGAAGACATGGATCCTCAAGACAAAGATATGATCAAAAAAGGTGATAAAGCAGACGAAGGAGCATTTGACGCTCGTACTGACGCTGAAGAAGAAGGATATCTAGACGGAATTAAAGACGAGAAAGCTGACTTAATTAAAGATGGAGGTTTTTCTCTAGAAGATGTAGTAGAGGTAATGAAAGAAGTAGTTGAGGCGAAAATAGAAGAAATGAAGGAAAAAATGAAGTCTATGGATGACAAAATGAAATCCATGGAAGACAAAATGTCCTCATTCTCTAGCGAGCCAGCTGCTGACAAAACAATACCGTCTATTAAGTTTTCTAAAGCAGAAGACGACAAAACAGACAAGCGATACAGCATGATGCTTAAACGTATGTCAAACAAATCAAACAAATAAAACAAATTTACTATTATGGGATTAAACGTAGCCGCATTAGGCGATTTTAACAACGAGGTAGCAGGTAAAGTTTTACTTCAAACGATCTACAAAGGGAATACAGCTGAGTACGTATCGATTCAAGAAGGGATTAAATATCAAGAGCCTTTGAACAAGGTTGCTGTTATACCTTATTTTCAAGGTGGTGATGCAGTAACTACTCCAAGTGGTTCAGCAATATTTACTCAAAGAAACATTACTGTTTCCAAAAGAACAGCTTACGATAGCTGGAACTTACAAACATTAACACAGAAATACTTAGGTATTTCAGCACTTCCTCCAGGTTCTTACGAGGAAACTTTTTCATTACTTAACGACTTAACTACTGAATTAGTAGCTAAAGCTCAACAAGACAATGATAACTTTATTTGGAACGCAGCTTCAGGATCAGTATTTCCTGGATCTAGTGTAACAGCTGAAGCAGATGGATTAAAAGCATTAATTTCTGGTTCAACAGCTAACGTTGTTGTTGCTACAGGAGCTTCTGCAACTCCAATTACAGGATCAACTGCATACGACCAATTAACAGGTATGATAGCAGTAGCAGATCCAAACATCATTGATGTAAGTGATTTAACTTTCTTCTGTGGAATAGCAGTATTCCAAAGAATCATCAATGGTTTAACTACACAAAACTTATTTCACTTTGACCCAACAACGGTTAAATCAAGAGGTGGTTTTTATGAAGTACCTTTACCAGGATATCCAAACGTAGTAATCGTTGGAGGATGGGGATTAAGATCTTCAGAAAGAGTAGTATTAGGACCAGCATCTGATGCTTATGTAGGAACTGATTTATTATCAGATACTTCAAACTATCAACTTTGGTACGATATCAATAGTGATACTTTGAAATACAGACTGAGAAACAAATTAGGAACTCAAATTGGTCATCCAAAGTATTGGGTATCAAACGATCAAGCTTAACCGAACATTAACTAACTAAAAACTATAAATTATGGCATGTGATATTACAAGCGGATTTCAATTAGGTTGTCGTGACAACATGGGTGGACTTCGTCAACTTTACATCTTAAGTGGTTCAGTTAGTTCAGTGGTAGGCGCAACAAATGGTTTAATTACAGCAATCAGTGGATCAGGTACGTTCTTTTTATTCGAACTAGCTAAAAACACAGGTGACTTTACTGAAACTATTAATAGTAGCATTGAAAACGGAACAGTTTATTACGAACAAGTAGTAAACGCACCATTTCAAAAACTACAATCGTCAACTCGTAATCAAGTTAAGGTACTGGCTCAAAACCCAGACCTTAAGATTATAGTTCAAACTAATAATGGTACTGAAGACGGCGGAATAGGACAATTTTTCTATTTAGGTCAAGAAAACGGTATGACATTATCAGGTGGAACTGGACAGACGGGGACAGCTTTCGGAGATTTAAACGGTTACACTTTAACATTTACAGGAGATGAACCATTTCCAGCAAGTGAAGTAAGTGGATCAAGTCTAGCTGGTATACTTTCGGGTATAACAGAAGGATTATAAATTAAGTATATTTGAAGGGGTTACATACGTGGCCCCTTTTTATATATAGAAAAAATAAAAACAATATTTATTCTTAGACGATGATTAGACTAAATTACAGTAGCAGTGGAACAGATACGAGTGCAATTTTTTGTAACACACGAATAAGTGCCTCTGAAGTTAAATACTCTCTTACTAGTAGTTATGATCAGTCTAAATGGGAATTGTCAGGTAGTATAACCTCAAATAAAACTCAAGCCGGTTCAGGATGGTTACTTGTTCAATCAAGTAAAGATTTAGCACCTACAGCAAGTGGTCAATGGTTTGCAGATATATCACCATTGCTCTCTCCTGTAGCACCTGCTATTTGGAATCAAACAGCTTTAATCTGGCAAGATAATAATGAACCAGTAGCAATTATAGATTATATTTGGAATAATTTTCAAGAATATCTAACTGGTGCTAAAAGAGACGGTGGTTTTATAGATACAGAACGTGTTTGGGTGTCAGGATCAAATGATCCAGCTATAACTGATTATATATCTAATAATGAAAACGCAACGTTTAATACTTATCAAGACTAATGGAAAACAATAAAAAATTTAACTTCTCTGCTATTAAAAAAGAAGAATTCGCTATAAATAACGGATTTGATAGAGAGACAAACAAGTACAGAGCCGCTAATAGTGATATGCCTAAGTATATGAAATTCGGTGTTGATAATCAATACCCAGAGTATCTGATTTCATTGTACAACCAATCATCAATTCATGCTTCATGTGTAAATTCAATTGTACAAGCAATCACAGGTGAAGGATTAATAACAGAAGATGAACAAATACTAAAAGTTGCTAACAGAGAAGGAGAATCATGGAATGATATCTTCGGTAAAGTAGCTTTAGATTACAAACTCTTTGGAGGCTATGCTTTAGAGATTATTTACTCTAGAGATAGAAGCAAGATAGCAGAAATTTATCATGTAGATTTCAGTCACGTTCGAGCTATGGAAAAAAACGAACGTAACAAAATACCAGGATATTATATCAGCCACGATTGGAAACCAATTTGGAATTATACTATTCAGGATGAAGATAAAAAATTACCATCATTACCAGCTTTCAATTTAGAGAAACGCGCGGATGAACCAAAACAGATGTTGTACCATAATCCTTACAGACCAGGTCAACAATACTATCCTCTTCCCGATTACGTTGGTGGATCTAAAGTAATCGATCTTGATCAGGAAGTCGATAACTTTCATATATCAAACATTAAAAATGGTTTAGCACCATCACTTGCAATTACAACTTATACAAATGCAAATGATGAGGAGCGTATGGCTATAGAGAATATGTTAAGGTTACAGTACGAAGGTACTAGTAATGCAGGAAACATGCTCTATATGGACGTTGCAGATCCGTCGCTAAAACCTGATATCACGCCAATACCACAAAATGGAGCTGATGACTATTACACTACGCTGAACGACGTGGTATCTCAAAAGATACTTACAGCTCATAGAATTACAAGTCCAGCACTTTTAGGAATTAAGGAAAACACAGGATTAGGTAATAACGCAGAAGAACTTGAGACG